TAATCAACATCTTATTCCCTTGTTTCTCTAAAGAAGCAAGTAATGCAACGACTGATCCTGAATGCATTAGCCAATGCAGCTGAAGTCTCAACGTTCATGAACTGATCAGCCCAATAAACTAAGAACACTTGTCCATTGATTGGTAAAGGAGTCTCTCCATCAAATCGGACTTGTCTATTGATTTTGGTAAAACTTTGGAATTTAGCCCAATTCTTTCCAACTCCTGATTGATAGTTGACTCCAACACTTCCACTGAAGTTCAGCATCATTCGTTTATGCTTCAGCACAACATATTTGTCGGAGTTGATTGCTCTTAAATGGAAATCCATTGCTGATAGAGAAGTTGAGAAGTCAAGGCCACGATTGTTTCCTTCTCCTCTAAAGAACCCATCTGATGTCACCAACAGATCAGCTGCTTTAGGATGAACCAACGCCCAATTGAAATACAATGGAGCTGCTGTTTCATTTAGCAATTCAAATGTAATGTGCAAGCCTCTAATGTTGGCTAGATCACGATTACGTTGATCAATACTATTGTCTGTTGTATTCTTGTTGATTTCTATCATAGCATGAGTGTACAATGTTCTCGTTGCTCGTTGATTCGCTGTGACGTCAACAACAACTGTCTTCTTGCAGTTCGATGTTCCAACACGTTCACCGATCCTGTTTTGCAATGACATTGTTCGGCGGCCTCGCTTGACTACTCGACGCCGGACTCGCCGGAGATGCTTGCGTCTAGGATAACGGAATTTACTCCGCATCCTCTTGTAACGTGTGAAACCCATGTGTGTTGCTTCGTTCGCTGCTACTCCGTATTTAAGCGCGGCCTCGCGCGTTCGATTTATATATTTAAATGCTGGTGCTGTAGCAATGCCGTGGCGGATAACGGTTCTGCCAATGCCGCGTGCGATGCCCGCGTACATTCCCGTTTTATGTGACCTGGACTAGTATTACCCAGGTCACCTTAATGTTGTTGTGCGGTGTATCGCGGAGTCGCGTTCAAATTCACAATTTTTCCAAACGCGAAATTGCAAAGATGCGCACTGATGCACGACGATGGGTGTTCACTCTGAACAATTACACTGAAGCCGAGGTTGAGTCGTTCACGACTCTCTTTCAGTCTCTCGTCTGTCGGTATGGAATTTTTGGCAAGGAGGTTGCTTCTTCTGGCACTCCTCACCTTCAAGGGTTCATAATCTTTCATGGAACCAAAACCCTCTCTGCTATTAAACGAGACTACAACTCTCGTGCTCATTGGATTCGTGCTCGCGGTACTTCAGAACAAGCTAGCAACTATTGCAAAAAGGATGGAGATTTCTTCGAACATGGCGTCTGCCCTCGCGACGGGCAACGAACCGAGCTTGATTGCGCAAGAGAGTGGATCAAGGGCTTCGTCGAGCGAGAGCTCCGAGCCCCTAGCGACCGTGAACTCGCCTCCGAACATCCCGGACCCTACATCCGTTATAAACGAGGTTTATTGGACTATGCACGAGCTATCGCTCCTGCTCCCCGAATTCGAGAAGGCGATCTTCGAGGATGGCAAGATGAGCTTCGACTCAGCTTAGAAGAACCTGCTCATGATAGGAAGATCAAGTTCTATGTTGATATTACAGGCAATAAAGGCAAGACTTGGTTTATTGGTTATTATATGACAATGTATCCTGAGAAGACCCAGGTTCTTGGTTGTGGTAATAAAACAGATATGGCTTATGCTTATGATGAGATGAAATCGGTTGTTTTTATTAATGTTCCTCGTGGCGGTATGGAGTTTCTTGTTTATCGATTCCTTGAAGAGATGAAGGATCGAATGGTGTTCTCGACTAAGTATGACAGCCGTCTTAAGATTGCTCGTGAGGTTCCGCATGTAATTATCATGTGCAACGAGTATCCTGACGTTTCTAAAATGTCTGCTGATCGTTTTGATATAGTAACTCTAAACTAGTAGCTTTAACGTACCGTAACTATCTACCGAACATACCTAAATAGCTCCCCGTGCCCCCGGTGCGGTGGGAATCCGTGAGCGTAACTGTCAACTGTCACCATATACGTAATATCAATTGAAAACTCCCTGTCCGGCGCTCCGCGCCTCCGGGTCACTATCTACGTAATAATCAACATCTTATTCCCTTGTTTCTCTAAAGAAGCAAGTAATGCAACGACTGATCCTGAATGCATTAGCCAATGCAGCTGAAGTCTCAACGTTCATGAACTGATCAGCCCAATAAACTAAG